ACAAATGCAACGCAATCTTTACGTGAATCTGCTAGAGCAATTAATGAATTAGCAAGCGTTGTAGTAGTAACACCGCCGATAATTAAAGAGATATCATATGTTTCTGTGTCTTCAAACTGAGCATAAGCAGCAGAACGATCTACATTAGTATAATCATCAAAACCACCGCTTAACGCAATAATTCTTACAGCTGGGTTTAAGTCACGCAAGTTTGTACCAAATGCAACGGTATTAACATTTCGATTCCAGTCTTCGTTCTGAGTATCAACGACCGCATCGCTACCTGGCGTGCCGATTGCATAGATATACTCTGAATTTGCAGCAATAGCGTCACGATAGTACAATGCAGTACCGTCATCACGGGTAACACCCTTCAATTTAGAAAGATATTCGTACTTCTCAAGAATACCATTAGGATTACCTGTCCACTTGCCATCGATACTATCTAGTACTAATATATGTAATTCATCATTAACTACAAGTTTAGCAGCTGCTTGACTTGAAGTACCTGGCTTACCAGTAAAGCTACTCAATACTAATTTTTCGATTGAAGTACGTGCACCAGCAGATTTAGTATCGATATCGTTCCATACATTGTTATCAACTACAATAATACGGATACCATTACCTAATGTACCTGCGTAACGTGCAGCAAACATGCCATAGATAGTAGATTCACTGCCTTGCCATGCGGTTACATATTCGTCAATATTCTTAATCTTTGTGCCAGTAAGAACGGCGACTTCTGCATCAAGTGTTGGAGCAATAGGAACGCCTAATGTGCCGGTATTTTCATTCAGAATCGTTACTGTAGGAGCACTAGTATAACCAGAACCGCCATTAGTAATGCGAACAGAATCGATTGCTGATGGTGGAACTTCAACAGTTGCTGTAGCACCAGAACCTGTTTCACCATCAACTGGAGTAAAGGTAATAGTGACTGGTCCAAAATAACGTGAACCAAAATTGATAAAAGCGAAAGAATCTACTTGACCGTTTTCGTCAATAGTACATTCAGCAGTGGCTTGTATACCACCTTCGATATCTGGCGCAGATACTGTAACGATAGGAGCTGCAGCATAGTTATTACCACTATTAGTAATTGTAACTACTGCGTCTTCTAAAGTAGAACCGGCAAATACGACGTCAGCAGTAGCTTGTGTACCACCTTCTTCATCAGGCGCACTAAGTACTAATGTCGTGCTATGTCCTGGAACATAACCAGAATTACCGCCAGTATCATCGACTGCGATATTAATAACTGAACCGGAAGTTACTGATGTTGCATTCTTAAGATCTGTTGCATCAGCGCGATTAACCAATAAATTATTGGTATAAGCCAGGAAGTTTGCCGCCGAGAAGAACGATGCGTAGTTGCTATCAGTAGGACCACCGTATCTCTGAACCAATACGTCTTCACTAGTGACTAACGTTGGTTGTTCAATTGGACCCCATTGAAAAGCGCCTGCATACGCGCCCGCAGAGCTGGAAACTGCTGGAATGATAGACGAAAAGTCTTTTTCAGTGACTGTTACGCCTGGAGATAGTGCAAAAGGCATTATGTTTCTCCTTTAGATAATGTTGAAACCTTATTTTCTATTTATTATATAATGTACTTCAAGAAGAAAGCAACTGTCTTATAGATGCTTCCTCACTTGTTTCTCGACCGTCATCATAAAAACCAAACGGCGTTAATTGATTCTCAATTGCTGTCATGTGATTTTCATAGATCGCTTGCCTTATATTTATATTACTTAAATCTTCAAAGTAATTACTACCTGAAGCCCATGCAAATAATACCAAACACATGACAAGATCGTCGTGATAACCATCATCTGCTGCATAAGATCCCTTGGATTCGATAAATGTCGAAATTTCCGAGATAATATCAGCATCATTTACTAGCAGTTTTTTACCTTCGATTAAACTCTTAAGGTTAAAACAGCCCATTCTTTTGGTCTTTTTATCGGTATACACACCTAATTGTGTCTTGCTACCACCGAATCCTGCCGATATACTTTGACCCTTAGTATCTCTTGAAACAAACATAATATTTTCATATTCCATATCATTGTACAAGATATCAGCAACTTGCTCACCGGCGTTAAGTTCTATAAGAACATAAGCCTGGTTATAATCTATTCCTAATTTATGTATAATAGTTGGGAACAGCATAGGAAGAATATTTTTATTTCGATATTTAGCCACAATCCTATAAGGTACTTGCGTAATATCAAAAACAACTATTGCAGAATAGTCTCCTCCAACTCCTTTAGAAGGATCTACGACCATAGCATAACTATGTCCTTCTTTTGGAGTCTCATAAACATCGAGTCCTTCATTTGAAGAGAACGTTGGTGCTATCGGAGACATTTGTGCAATAGAGTCTGCAGCTACTAATGTTAAACTAGAACCTAAGAATGCACACAGTACTTCTTGGTTAAACTTAATTTCACCAAGTAATCTACGTTGTTCTTCAGCCCATTTTTCATCTCTACCAGGAATTTCCCAGTAAGGAATGAATAGATTAACAAATCCATTTTTATTTTGTTCAGCATCATTCCAGAATTTCCAAAAGTGATTATAACCAAGCGGAGTAGAACTCAATAGGATCTTGGTAGTTTCACCAGCAGAAATTGTAGGATAGACTGAAGTAAAGAATGATTCTGCAACTGTATTAGGAATAATTGCAGCTTCGTCAACATATAATAAGTTAACTGATTTACCACGGATACCAGATGTAGAAGTTGCAGCAGTAAATACTTTAGAACCATTCTCAAGTTCAATGTCGCCTTTGTTCCATGTTGTTACGCCTTGCTGTAACCATTTTGGAAGTTGTTCATACATAGTCTGATAACGATCAAGTACTTCCATTGCAGCTGCTTTCTTGTTAGCAAGAATAGCAACAGTTTTGCTTGATTGGAATAGAGTGTACCAGAGGATGTATGCAGCAGATGTGGTAGTTTTACCTTGCTGGCGACCTTCCATGAGAATAACTTTACGATTCTCATGAATGACTTTAACTTTGCTGACCTGACATGGATACAACTTAAATGGTTGTAAACCGTGGTCCAAAGTTACTATTTTACAATAATTCTCAATAAAATAAGCAGGATCTTCGGAACACTTAACGTATTCTAAAATCTGTTCTTGAGTGTAGGGTATTGATTGCCCTGCGCCTTTAAGATTCGAATTACTGTTGTAAACTTTTAAATTATTTAGGTCCATGTGGTATAATGTATCTCTGGATACCAGAAATTAGAATTCAGTCCAGTTATCAGTTGTAATATTACCAGTTGTTGAATCGCCTTCTCCAGTATAATCAGCATATGCATTACCACCAACGTTATTAATATCAGTCACATCTACTAGAGTAGATTCAATAGCTTTTCCATTATTGGTTGGTCCATACATATTTCCTTTAATTGTAAAGGTTAATGTATAAGTAACAAATCTTCTTGTCGAGAAGTCACCATCATAATCATCTTGTATCGATACACTATTTAGTACAATAGGGACATCCATAACCAAGTCATGCTCAGGAATAGGTTTAATTGATAGCGTATATTCTGGAGTAAACGTAGGAAGAATTTGCTCTACAATTTGTAATGCATCTTCTTGTGTCTTAGTAAGTATATATAACGAGATTTCAAAGTTATATGGAACTGGCGAATAGATTTTACTTACATCGCTCTGACCGTCACCGCAAGTAATATAGTTCATTCTATTCACTTTACGTGATGCATCATATGTCATTCCTGTAATTTCAAATGACATTCTAGGTAACGTAGTATATGTATGTGATTCTAAAGTAGGATCTTGTTCAATACGAACTAACCACTTTTCTTTCGGAGCATATGAAATTGGAATCTCTAATGTCTGTGCAATAATTCCATCGCTACCTTTTCGTGCGATTTTAATGTTACTAAAAAGACTACCGAATGCTACGATAACTTTTCTGGTAATTTGATGATAGAAAATATTATTGTTAAGCATATTACTCGCCGAATGGATTGTTTACATCAAACTTAAAGTCTTGAATTTCTTGTTTGAAACTATTATTATCTCCGGCTCTTCCTTGAGCGTCGATATCAGTTTGTTTCTCGACATCAAAAGTTTTAAGTGATTCAAACGCATCTAGTGGTGCAATACCGGTTTCAATAACTTCTGATGCATACTGGAAGAGCTCGACTTCGAGTCTATAAACATATAGTTTTCCTAATTGATAGAATGGATCTTGATGTTCGACAAATTTAATTTCAAACAAACCATTCGTCAGTGGAAAATATAATAGATCACCTTCTGCAGGTCTATTTGGAAGTGTAGCATCTGCATGCTTACCTACGAAACGTTCCCAGGTTCTTCTTGCAACTGTAAGAGTTGCAGACTGTTCCATCATCAAACCAAACTTTTGGATGAATGCGCCCTGCCCTTCGAATCCACTTACAGATTCTAAATACATTTCGACAGGATACGCATTCTTAAACTGTGAAAGCCTATCTTCGCCAAGGATATTATCTTTAGCTACCTGAATCCTTGGGATATAGTACATGTCTTGTCCATAAATCTTAATAGATTCAATAACAAGATCTTCTAGGAGATATTGCTCATTCCTAGTACCATTTGTGAAGTATACACTACGCATTACATTATCCCATGAAGAATTCTAATGGGGCCGATTTGCGCTGAATAATATCATCTAGTTCTTTAACTTCTTCTACTGCTTCTGCATATAGTTTATCGCCATCGATTGTGACTCCGCCTGGAAGTTGCAGGCCACTAAACTTTTTAATGTTTGTTGCCCACTGCTTTTTCAATAATGCAGTAGTATAGTGTTTAAGCCAGTTATCGCCATAGACAGATGGATATGTGGCAGGATCTAAAGCACGATAGCATTCAACAAGAATATATGAATCTACTGGCATATTTAATGTCCAGTCTTCTTCAATATACAATCTACCAGTTCTACGGTTGAATCTATATAAGGTTAAACCATTTAGCGTTGTGTCTAATAAAGCCAAGTGGTTCATGACCATCTGATAATAAATTACAGAAACAGATGTTAGATCATATAGATCGTTCAATCTAAGTTGATACTGTAAGTTAAAAATAGACTTGGATGTTCCAGTACCTGCAGCTACCGGGAATACACGCGTAACTCCATAGATATAGTCTGGAATTGGAATAGATCTTTGGTCGATATCATCTTGCGTGATCTGATGTTTTAAATACATCTTCTCAATACCATCATAGTGGTACATCTTATAATGTTCAATTGCTTCGTCGACGCGATCTTCTATCTGTTGTTCATCGATATTAATTTCGACAACAGGTTCGCCTAAAGATCTTAAGCAATAATCGATTAATCCCTGTCTTGTAGTAACTGCCATCTTGACACCCTATAGTTTCTTATTATACTATTTATAAACTTCTAAACCCGGCTCTATAAAGCGGAGTACATGATGAGCCAAATATAGTAGTTGCTCCTAATACCTGATGCTTTTTATCTGGATCTACCCATTCCCGTGTAGATATTCTAGGCCAACATACTACCTGTGGAGGATCTGTAATATACAACGGTTTTCCACATCCTTTAT